CCGGCGTATTTAAATCCGTAGTAAACAGCTCCGGCCATTCCTTTTTCTGTGGGCCAAACTTTTCGGCCTTGGCTGCGCAATAAGTTGCCCGTATCAACTGGCGTCAACTCGCTTGAGTATTGGCCGCCTAAAATCAGCATTTCAGTAACGGCGCGCTCTGTTTTCTCGCTCTGTGCCTGCCCCATAAGCAGATTAAAGCGTCCGCGCACTTGGTCTATGCCGGTTACTGACATTACGTCAGCACTCGCCAGTCTGGAAGCTCACCAGCACCAAACATATCCATGCCCCAGCCTTCAACCTTGCGGATAATTTCAGCGTTTACGGTTGTCGGATCGCTTACCGCCGTGTGATCGCCGCGCAAAATATAATCCTCTTGCGAAGGGATCAAAGCCGAACCGTCAGCGGCCTCAAAATGGTACTTGCTGACGCTTGTGAACTCAGTACCGCGAGCATCAGTAGCAACATCGCCGCCCACCATCCAATCGCCCATAATCAAATATGGAGCGCCAAAGGTGGTTTGCTGGTATTCGTCTATCGTCACCTTCCAAACGGTTAGCGGGTAGACGTATGACCAATTTGCTAGGCTGCTCAATTAATCGGCTCCACAGTAACGACACCGGTTAATTTTCTTGTGTAAATTTCATCTTTACCGCGAATCACCCTAACTGGACTTGGGGTAAAATATGCCTCACCTTTTTTTGTGTCAGCATAAACAACGCGGTTAATTAAGTTGCCATTAACAAAAACGTTTCTTAATCCGCGCCCATCGCTTGGGGTATGTATATGGCCAGCCATTAACAACGCCTCCCAACTGATAGCACCATAACGTTGCCATCGTTTTCTAATATGCCAGTCACGCATCCAGTGGTATCAAGCTGTTTAAGCAATGAGCCAAAGCTGGTAGACAACAAGCCATCACCGCCAGCCCAGCCAGAATATGACCGGCTAGCACCGGACGGGGCAGACTCACTGCGAACCGACCCCTTGCCGCCGTTCGCCTGCATTTGCAGCATGTGGCGCACGGCATAAATTTTTAACGCCTTCTGGCGAGACTCAGGAACGGCAGCAGTATCGAGACAGGCATCGGCGCCATCAACAATCTCGATCAGCATTTCAATCTCGCTATCGGAAACTGTTGTGGGGAATCCTGCTTTTACGTCAGAGACGGTGATTACTGCTGCCATTTTTTATTCAGCCTTCTTGTCGGCTGTTTTCAATTCTTTGGCCTTAGGTGCAGCAATAACGCGGCACTTATTCACCAAGAATGCAGGGACTTCATCACTATCAAATGACAGCTCAGTACCTACTGGAATTTCGTTTGTTTTGCCATCGGCGGTAAAGTGCGCGCCCTTTTCAGTTACTTCAACTTTCACGGTCAAACCCTCTCAAAATTTCCGCCATCCGTGGCAGATGTGAATTAGCTAGAATGAGCAACGCCGCACTGATCGTTAGCGTCATACTTGATTTCAAGCGCAGATGCAGCCATCACCACAAAGTTGTAATCGTCTTCGGGGTTATGGCGAGCCTGTGCGCGAGTCATCATTGGCATACCGTTAAGCAGGCTAACAACTTCGCGGCTTTTAACAAGCGCGATAATGTTGTTAGCTGGCACTTTCGAGCATGGCAGAATGTTGGCAATGCCTGGAATTTCGAGAACCGCTTGGCTGATCTTTTTCGGATAGCCTGCGGTGTACTCGGTAGCAGTGGCATAGAACCAGTCATCCCAGTTGAGATAAATGGTTGCCGGGCTGCGGAAGTTGTCACCATGCAACAATTTCAAAGTTGCGGTGATTTCACTTACCCAGTTTGCGCCAGTGGTGCCATTCAAAGTTGAACCAGTTGAGCGGGTGTTACGCTTCGGATGGTTGCGAAGGCCGTACAATTGAGAGCCAGCAACAACGATCTGAGAGTCACCATTCAACACGATATCTTCCAGCTTCTCGGCAACCTTACGATTGGAGTTCATGCGGGCGCCTTCATCAAGGCTCACACCTTCGGTTTGGGCGGCCAACACTTGACGCCAGCCGAATCCGAAAGTTGAATCCACGATAGGCAAAGGAGTGCCAACGTAGGAATATTCAGGCTGATCGTTACGCGCTTTACTGCGACCGTCCATACTGATATTCACACCGCTTGAATCGCTAATTTGTTGGAAGTGGTGAATCAGCTTGCCCAACGGCATGGGGCGCGATACAGCGGCGGCCAAGTCATTAAACACAGCCAATACGTCACGCTGAATCATAATGCCGTCACGATCCCACTCGCCCCAAACATCTTTAGGTAATGGCGAGGCGTTACCGATCAATGAATTACTGTACATGGACTTCATTGCTGCGTGTTGTTGTTCATGCTGGCGGCGCGCATTGGCGACAAACTCAGCTTGTTCTTTTGTAAACTTAAGCATGGTTAGCCCCCTTATGCTTTGATGTAAGCGTTAGCGACGACAAACTCGTCAAGTTCGCCAGCGGACAATGCAACACCTGAGCCAGCGTAGAAGCCCACAACAACGTTACCGGTTGTTGCAGCAGCTAAGCGGCCAGAAGCGGCAACGGTAAGCTCGGCACCATAACTGTACGTTGCTGCTGCAAAGCGAGCGATAAACTTGTCGCCAGGCAAAGGTTCATAGGCGACTGCAGTGTCACCAGACGCATAAGCAACATCGATATCGTGATCGTAAAACTCACGATTACTAAGCAGGAACAGGCGACCAGTACCGGCAGTGGCTTGGGTCAAGGTGGTTGCAGAAGCAGTGCAGAAAGTGCCCGGCAAATAAGCGCCAGCAGTTTTCAGATTGCTTACAGTTGCCTTTTCAGGATCAAGGCCGCGATAAATCTTTTTAGCAGTAGTAGCCATGATTATTTGCCTCCCATTGCATCGTCGATAGCGGCGTTAGGGTTAAAGTCTTTCCAGTTGTCATTTTCGGCGTTCGCTTGGAACTGGCCTTGACCAACTGGAGCCGCATCACCCTTGACCTTGCCAGCCAGTTCACGCAAAGCATTTACGCTCAACGTTTTGGCGGTTTCTTCGGTCAGCAGGTTATTGGCTACCACTTTGGCGGTTAGGGTGTCGCGCTCAGCCTTTTCCGCTTCAGCAGCGTTAGCGGTGAGTGCATCAACTTTTTGTGCGACAGGTTCAACGGCAGCAGCTACCGCTTTCTCTACCGACTCGGCAAACTTCTCGGCGTTGGCAACCAGCGCTTGCACGCTTTTCTCCAACGCATCGAAGCGTTCTTCTGAAATTGGCATGTCGATTACCTCGCTGTTGCCATTGGCTTTTAGGCTTTCGCCCGGTGTTTTGTCCTTGCCGATTTTCAGCGCAGACAGAATTTTGTCGATGATCGTTTGCTTTTTCTCGGCCTCTTGTACGCGCTCAACTGCATCGGCCAGATAACCGGCTGCCCATTCGAGTTCGTCAACAGCGCGATCGAGCACAGAGTTAATTACAGGTATTTCCTGTTTTGAGTTGACCATCATTCCAACGCCCTGATTAGGGGTTGCTGCGCCTTCCTCATCTAAAAGGATAGCGTCATGGTCGAAATACATGTTTCTGGCGATGTAGGAGTAGCCAGCGTCGGTAGCTGGATCAACCTCCATGAAAATGCCGGTGCTAGTGTGGATTGGCTCGCCCTTGTTGATCGCATCAAGCAGGCGCTTTCCTGACTCTGTGCGATTGGCGACTTCAACGTCGATAACCTTGTCCAGCCACACGCGACCATTCTCACGGCGCACGTTTTCATTCCATGCACCCACGTAAAACTCATTCACGGCCTCGGGCTCACGCGCAGAAACATACTGGCCATTGACCATAGGGTGACGAAAGGGGGCAAAGGTGCGATCCAGAGTATGAAATGACTTTGCAATCTCATCGGCTGGGTACTTTATGTTATTCATCACAACATCATCGGGAAGGGTTGCGCTAGGGACGATAATCACGTCCTTACCGTTGCGCTTGTCTCGGCGAATCTGCGCGTTGTTCACCGCTGTGCGAACGTTTACGCGAACTTGACCGGATAACTGAGGTGCAGGCATAAAAA